GCCTTACAATAGGCAGATACGAAAGGAGAGGCATGGACCTCACAGAGTTTTTCCGAGTAGTCTTCCCAGACGGCGAAGGCTGGACACCTATTATTCTCAAGGGTCCGATGGGCGGCCTCACAAACTTCCGCTGGTTCAACCTGCCCGCACAACTCGACAAGATGGTGGCTTACACCAAGGCACATGCTGACCTTGATGTGTACTACTCGCCTTTCCTGTACACGAAGCCCCCGGCCCTGTCGAACACCCGCCATGCGGCCAAGGATAATGTCATCCGCGCTGCGTGCGTGTGGTCGGATGGGGATGACTGTCCTATTGACAAGCTGAGGATTCAGCCTTCCATCCTTGTTCAGACCAGTGAGAAGCACTGGCAGGGATACTGGTTGCTTGATGATGCCGAGGACTTGTCGAATGACATGCTGGAAGCCCTCTCGCGAGCACTCTATGAGGATCACCGCAACGACGGCATGGATCGTGGCTGGCCACTGTCGAAGAAGCTCAGGGTCCCGTTCACGCACAACTGCAAGCGAGTGGACCCGTGGGAAATCACACTCACGGTCAGCGATGAGAAGATCACTGCTGCTGAGTTCGCAGCCGAGTATCCCCCTGTCGAGCGAATGGGTATCGAGGAAGAAGATTTCCCCACTGACATCCCCACCATGTACGAAGTTCTCGGCATGGTCAACCGCTCGTACATTACAGACCTGGCTACAGATGACATGTTCACTGACGAAGAAGACCGCTCTTCGAAGATGTATCACCTCGAATGTGCGCTCTGGGAGGAAGGCTGCTCGATTGTCGAAGCCTTCGCTGTCGTGCGTGGGACAGAGTTCAACAAATTCGCTATGGACGGGAGAGGCGACGGCTACCTGTGGAAGCAGATCAACCGGGATCATGCCCGATGGAAGGCACACCACAACGGCCCATCTGAGAAGGAGCTGGAAGCTACTACCAAGGCCGGCTCCTCGTATCTTCTAAGTGAAGCACGGGAGCTAACCCTTCAGAATGTGGACTTCCTGCATGAGAACGAGCAGGAACCAATGGGTCTCTTTGTCGACCAGTTCGCCATGTGGGCTGCAACGAAGTCAGCAATGGCACCCAAGCAATTCCACTACGCGGGCGCTCTCGCCATCCTCTCCTCAGTGTTCGCAAAGTACGCCTTCCTGCCCATCAACGTCCAGCGAATGCCATTGAACCTATACTTCCTGGTACTAGGACGCACCACCCAGTCCCGCAAGTCAACATCACTGCGCCTCGCTGAAGGCCTTATGCGGGACGTTGCTATTGGTGTTGGTAAAGGGTCAGACGCTTTCATTGCACCTGAGGATTCAACAGGTGAGGCCCTGTCGGCATACCTTCGTACCAAGCCGAAGGAGTCTGGCCTGTATGCAATCGACGAGGTGCAGGACTTTTTCGCACACGCTGCACAAAGGGGCAGCTACATGTCCTCCATGATGCCCTTCCTCACCAAGAGCTACGACGGGTATATCCCCGCTGTCGCACGTAAGGACAAGGGCGGCAAGGTCGCGTACCAGACAGCGACACCGTACTACATGACGTTCTACGGGACAGGTATCCTTGACCAGTCCGCGAGGCACCTGACGAAAGAACGAGTTGAGTCTGGCTTCACACCACGCTGCCTCGTTGTTGTCGATGAACGGGACCACTACATTACGTCCTCACAGGACGTGAAGCTGGTTGCTGTTAATCCTTCGACGGGTAAGCTTGCTGATACGATGCGTGATCGTTTGTTGTCGAGTCTTATTAAGGCGACGGCTAAGTTCGACACACACTTCAGCGCACGCCAGTCCAGGTCCCTAGCACACGAGGAAGTCCGTGTCCCTGTCGAGTTCGAGCCGGGCGTGTTTGAGCGGTGGATCGAGTTCTCTGAGGAAGCCAAGGTGATGGCTGCACAACATGCCCTAAGTAGCCGTGAGCTGTTCCCTGGCATCGAGCGTATGACGTTCTCTGTCTTGCGTATCGCTGCCCTGCTTGCCATGTACAACGGCCCTAATGCTCATGGTGGTGTCGTTGTCACGATGCGACACATGCTCAAGGCCATTGCCTTAGCTCCTATCTGGATGGCGTCGAACGAGGTGTTTATTCACCACGTCAAGAACTCCAACTTCAGCAACAAGGTGGATAAGTTCATTGCCTTCATTGCTCGCTCGGATAATGGCCTCGTGCCAATCCCGAAGATTCTTCTGAAGTTCCAGTCTGAAATCAACGGAATGAAGGAGTTGAAAGAAATCATCACGTATGCTCAGGCGCGTGGTGTTGTCCAGGAAGTTATTCAAGGGAAAAAGAATAGTGATCGTTTCATCAAATACATAGGAGGTCAGGTATGAAGATTCTGACTAACAGCGTAGACAAGCTGCCTGTGCTTGTCACAGTTCTGCTGAAAAGGGCTAGGGCTGTGTCGGGTCTCCCTACTGATACCCTTATTGAAGTTGTTGATGACCCGCAGGCCGAAGATATCAGGATCACACTTGGCACTGTGAGGGGGTACAAGGGTGATGCATACAAGACGCTCTCACCTAAGCAGATCATCACCAATCCGCAATCCGTCCTATTCCTTGCTCAGGCGCTTCAGTATGGCTACCTTGGCTCTATCGATCCTGGCCTGGAACTCGGTAAAGACTGGGTGATCTGGGAGGGTCAGGACATCTCCTTCAAGAAGGGGAGCGTCATTGCTCTCGACATCGAGTCCGCAGGCGACATCGACAACGACACATTCGCGGCTGGTCGCATCCTATCGATTGCCTTGTGGAATGGGAAATTCGGTGTGGTGATCCCTGAGGAGCTTGCTGAGACTTCCGAGTCTGCTGAGCTGGTTGAGCGCCTGTGCCGGGACTGCATTGTCGTCTGCCATAATGGCACGTTCGACATGCCCTACCTGTCGAAGCGGCTTGGCATCAATGTGTATCACCATGAGGACACGCTGCTAATGCACTTCGTGCTCGACAACCTAGCAGGTGAGCATGGCCTGAAGCCCCTGGCTCGTCGCTGGTTGCGTGCTGCTGACTGGGATTCGGATGCGAAGTCGTACCTGAAGTGCGGTGCATACTTTGAGAACATCCCCAGGGAAAAGCTTTACAAGTATAACCTGATGGACGCGTACTATACCTTTGAGCTGTATAAGTACTTCAAGAAGATTCTTGACAAAAGCAGTGGGAAGTACGGCTACTACCGTTACCGCATGCAGGTCACGAAGGTTTTGATCGACGTTCAGATGAACGGCGTGGCTGTGTCGCTTGATGCCCTCGATGAACTGGAAGAGAAGTACGAGCGCCAGTGCGATGAGCACCTTGTCATCTTGAAGAAGCTCGCGGGGGAAGACTTCAACCCTCAGTCGCCTAAGCAGATAGCTGAGTATTTCGCATCTAAGCGCGTGTCGTCCCCATCGTTCGACTCAGACCACCTGAAGAAGCTGCGACGCG